ACGATAAGTTAGAAACAACCATGCTCTATTTCAACACCCGCACCGTCTCCCAAAGCATTCGCGGCGGTGTTTTGGGAGACGGTGCGGGTGTTGAAATAGAGCATGGTTGTTTCTAACTTATCGTGATCGGCTAATTGTTGAACGGCTTTTGGATCTACGCCACGGTTCAAAAGTTCGGTGATCATCGTTGCTCTCATGCCCCAATGAAACGGTTTTATGTTTGGTAATCCGCACTCTTTGCAAAGGGCGCTGGCTAGTTTTGAGATATCGCCACGGTCGGCATACCACGGCTTTCCTTTTCCATTGTCTAAATAATAAACTTCGCTTGCTGATCTTGCTTCTATATCTTCAGTGATGAAGGTTAATAAATCGTCGTTTATCGGTTTGTTGGGCCATTTGTTTTTCTTGTTTACCCACTCCAATTCTTTGTTATCGCGAATACGGATGATCTTTTTATCGATGTCGATGTGATCTAAGCGCAATGACCAGATTGCACCGAGTCGTAAAAGTGATGCTGTTGCTAATTTGAAAGCTCGAAAAATGTTGGTCATGTGCAACCGCTCTTGGCTGCTTTCGGCATTTTCCTTTCTTTTAATAATATGGTCTCGAAGAATGAACAGCTCCTCGATTGTGTATGTTTCCATATCTTTTTTAGGGACTGAGGCGGATTTCAGTTTGATGTGACGATCCATAATTTCAGTATCGTACGCCCAATTTAAAAACGTCCCTAAGTGGCGCATGTGTCTATTTTGGCTCGCGTTTGAAAGAACAGTACCGCGATTGGTGATAATGGTAGTGAGAAACTTATAAAACTTAACATTGTGTGAACGCTCAAAATCGTTCAATACGTGATCACCGCAGCACTGCAAATAGAGGCTGATGCTTTTTGTATAATCTTGATGTGTCTTTTTTGAATTGAGTACTTCTACATCTTTCAACCAAGTACGTGAAGCTTGCTTGACGGTCTGTTTTTTCTTCTCTTTCTTGGCCAGTTTTGTATTTTGCTCGCTTTTCAGCCTTTCTTTTTTTAACTCCGCTTCCTTTTTTGAATATAACTCAATCAGCCGTTTTATTTTTGCGTCACGGCTTAAGCCTTCAATATCTTCAATTTTACAAAGTACACGGCGAATACCTCGACGACCTGCTTCGAAACCAAGTTCCGAATTATGCGGGAACTCTGCAACCCACTTACCCCGCTCTTGATGAAAAAGCTTTCTTGCCATTACACCCGACCACCATGCCAAACGACACACCCGAGAATGTTGAGTTGATCTACATTCATTACAAAACTTTCGTATTTAGGATTATCAGAAATGATTTTCACCTGGTTCCCCGGCAAATATTGTAAGCGCTTTACCATTTCCTTTGAATCAATAGAAAAATGATAAATCCCATCATCAACACTTTCCGATTTATCTACTAAAAGAATATCGCCCGGATTTATAGTCGATACCATGGAATCGCCTTTAGCCGTAGAAAAAACACATTGAGCAGGATCAACAGACAACTCCTTTTTCATGTATTCATCGCTTAATCTTACTGGTTCATAGTCAGCAAATGACTCGGAAATTCTGTGTCCATAATGTGGCGCTGGAGAGTCCTGACTTCTTGTAGGCTCCATTTCTCCACCGACAGCGAGCCATTCAACGCTATACCCATGTTTAATACATATCTCAACCAATGGTTCGAGTGTGTGTTTAGAAACCCGATTACCGATGTAATTATTTAATTGTGATTCAGATATATCCACCGTATCCAAAATTGTACGTTTACCGACTTTCGCGGCAATATATCCCAATCGTCCACCTATCGTCCCTAAATCGTAAAGTCCTGTTTCCATCATATTCCTCATCAATTATTTTCCATCAAACCGCTTAATTTCTACCAGCAAACCTATCTACCCCTAGCAAATATCACCTTCATTTAACCGTCGCGATTATTATTTACCGATTTTTACTTCTTTTCACTTATTTCCAATTGACTTCACCCTATCGATACACCATAATTTAAGTGTTCATTGTCTATTATCACTTATAAATTAACGAAATGAGGGTGAAGTAGATCACATACAACCGATTTAATCATATTTTACTGACTGGAGAAAAGTAAATGACCGAACCATTCAACATCTCAGAAGAAGACGAAGTTTTGATGCCCTCCGTTGTTGCTAAGCGACTCGGTGTTAGCCGCCAAACCTTCGCCAAGCACTGTGAAAACGGCGAAGGACCAGCTCATATTTTTGTTTTCGGAAAGAAGCGCTATCTCGCTAGTGTTGTTAATCAATGGATGAAAGAGCACAACCAGGCAGAAAGTGAAAAAGATCTAGCTCAAGCCGCAACCAATGCGATTCCAAAATGATCACCACAAGCACAGACATTCGATTAGCTGTGCGAACTCAACTACTCAACCAACCAAATAGAAAAATATTAAGAGTTGTTGAGATCTCGAATATTGATTTGGCAGCACTTAGCCTGCTGTGCGATCGCTCTAGTTTAAAAACATTCTCTCAATTAAGTGACAACCGAGAAGACGCTTTAAACATGCGCGATGCTGTTTACAACATTTGGGATGCATTGAAATAAAACTCTTAGGTAAGGATTGAGGGAATCATGGCCTTAGCACAATACAGCAACGAAACTGAGATAGTTCAAGAACTCATTAATGATTTGAATTTTAAATTCAAAAATGAGAGTAAGTATTTAAAAAAAGGAATCTGTCCTAATTGCGGGGGGAAAGAGACCTTTATCGCAAAAGATAAGCCTTATATTGTTAAGTGCAGTAGACAAAACAAATGCGGCTACACAGAAAGCACACGGGATTTATACCCCCATCTTTTTAACAACTTTGCAGAACGCTTTCCTAAAACTGAAGCAGACCCAAACGCAACGGCTAAAGCTTATATGGCTTCGAATAGGGGCTTCAAACTTAGTATGGTTGTTGATTGGTTTGAGCAAGGTGCTTACAAACTACCTGAATCTGATGAATGGGTTTGTACTGTTCGTTTTTATCTTGATAAAGAGAAAACACGTTGGTGGGAACGACTCATCGACAAGCAAAAATCGAATGGGCAACGTTTTAACTTTGGTGGAAAACGTAAAGCCGATGGCAGTTTATACCGTGGTGATTGGTGGGTTCCACCTACACAGGTAGTAAAAGATAAAAGCGATGTTTATTTAGTAGAAGCAATCTTTCACGCTATTGGGCTTTTTCACGTCGATTACAACGTAGCGGCAACACTTAGCGCGGGGACTTTCCCAAGCGATGCAATAAAGCCCTATTTGAATAGAGGCATCACTTGGAAGCTAGGTTTAGATGATGATAAGGCCGGGCGTGAAAACATGCTCAAGCATAAAGCGACCTTAGAAAAACTTGGTGAAAAATGTGAGGTGCTTTTAACGGGTGATACTGGCCGCGATTGGGACGACCTATACAGACTCAAGAAGATAACAAAACGGTTTATGGATGAAGCGCATTTTCAAGGGCGTATGTTCACCGCAGAAGATTACAAAGAAAAAGCCTTTATATTTTACGCAAAAAGAAAAGTTGGAAACAACGTCATTGAATTTGAGAACCGTTTTTATTCTGTAAAGGTTGATGTTGCAAAATTATATGAAGACCTTGGAGACGAAAAACTAAACTCAAATGTAGGGAAAGATAAGTTTTATAAACACAGTAATATTTACCCTGTGAGCAATTGTTTACCTGAATTCCTTTTTGTTGAGAAAGACCAGTTAACCAACGTATTAGATTACTACTTCAAAGTTACCTTTGCTAATGGTGACGATTCCGAGATTGTTAGCTTTGAAGCCCCTTCATTAAAATCAGCCTCCAACCTTAGCGATGGCCTACTTGCTAAAGCCGCGTGTGCAACCTTCGACGGTTCAGCAACTGATATGCGAATCTTAAAAGAGAGATGGTTTAACCCTAAAGCACCAAAAGTTATCGGTTTGCCTTATATCGGTTACGACAACATTAACGATTGTTATGTGTTCCATAGTTTTGCTTATAAAAACGGGCGAAAACTCGAACTCAACGAGCACGGTTATTTTCAACTCAACAAATTAAGAGTTAAAACCAATTTTAAAAGTTTTGAAATAGTTGATGGTGAAGAGTTTAACACTGAATGGTTTGAAGATTTTTACACTGTATTTGGTGTTAAAGGTGTTGCAATCCTCGCTTACTGGACAGCTTCCTTATTTGCTAACCAAATACGCGGAAAACACGAGAACTTCCCCTTCTTGGAAATCACAGGCGCACCCGGTGCAGGTAAAACCGGAATTTTGAAATTTTTATGGAAACTGTTTGGCCGAATTCATGAAGGCTTTGATCCAAGTAAAACATCGGATGTAGGCCGTGCGCGTGCGTTATCTCAAACATCAGGTTTGCCTGTTGTGCTCATTGAATCAGAACGTGATGAAGATGACGGCAACAGCAAAGGGAAACGGGGTGCGTTTGATTGGGATGAATTCAAAACACTCTACAACGGGGGAATACTTCGCTTAACAGGTGTTAAAAATAACGGTTCAGAAACAAAAGATTTAATCTTTTTGGGTTCTCTTGTTATTAGCCAGAATAAAAGCATTGAAGCTTCAGAGGCCATAATGACAAGAATCGTCCATGTTTACATGGACACCACACACCATAAAAAAGAGAGTCAAGAAATTGCAAAAGCGTTAAGCAATTATCCTATCGAAAAACTATCAGGCTATTTACCGCATTGCCTAAAAAACGAAAAGCAGTTTTTAGCAATCTTTGATCAATACATACCTAAATATAAAAGCTGGATTGAGAAGAAAGCACCCACGATTAAAACTGATCGAATCTTTGAAACGCATTCCAAAACGATGGCCGCTTGTAGAGCGCTTCAACTGTTTTTCCCTACCTTAGATAAAGATCGATTAACCGAGGTTGTCGACTATTTAAAAGATAGAGCAATAGCAAGAGAGCGAAAAGTAAAAGCAGAGCATGAGGTTTGTGTTGAATTTTGGGATACCTACGAGCTACTTAATTTGCAACACGATAAAGCAAACGGGGGCTATTCCGGGCGAGACGTTGAAATACTCAACCATTCGAAAAAAGAGAATGTGATTGCTATCAACTTAAAGCAATTTAATCAAATTTGCTCTTCTCACAGAGTCGAAATGATATCCGTTGATAAGCTCAAACAGCACCTTCCTAACTCACAACGTCACAAGCTTATAAAACAGAAAACCATTGATTCAGCCATCTTGGGTAAAAAAATATGGTGCTGGTGTTTTGAGCGTAAAGAAAATCTGGGAGTACGTTAAATGCGCGCATATACGAATAATTTCAAAAGTTGTGAGGGGGTGCGGAACTCCATTACTTCATTACTTTTACCCCAAAAGCCCTATAAACACCTTATTAATCAACAATATACAGAATCTATAACTTCATTACTTTTTCATTATTTTCCATTACTTGTAATGAAGTACAAAAAACAAACAACATTACTTATTGAATATTTAATGCCAACACAAACAAACACTTACAAATATAGGTAATGCAGGTAATGCGAGGTAATGAACTAAACATTACTTTTCACCCTTTTTAACTCTTTGTTTTTATTGGATTTTAAGGATCAAAAAAACAAAAGTAATGAAGTAATGAGGCTCCGCACCCCCCCAGTGAAATTAAGTTTTACAGCAGAGGTTTGAGAGATGGGCAAAGCACAGTACTACATACCACCTTATGATCCACACGCGGTACCAATGGTTGACCCTGTGGAACGAAAACCAATTTCAGAACGCTACTTTGTTTTGAAGCATCTACCAGAAAAGAAAAGGCAAAAAATATGGTCTGCGATAAAAGAGAAAGAGCCGGAAACAGCGAAGCTTATGCAAAACCCTGATCCGTTACTTGATGAACTTATGAAAACTTTTAATGCTGAATTCACACTATCTGAAACAGAAATTAAGGACTTATTGAAATGAATCTTCAACTCACTTTTTCATCGTATCAAAAGCCGTTAGCTGTTGCTGCTTTTCTACTTTGTGGAATTTCAATCATTGCTTCTGTACTGCTTTGGATCTCGGTACCTACTGAAATATTTGGAAAGTGGCTGGCAGGCGCTACAGCAATCGCGTTAGAGATTTGTAAGTTTGCCTTCTTACCGTTGGCCCTGATTATGTGGAAACGAGAACAACATGGTTGGAGCATAACGCTAGGTTCTATTGGTTTTATTCTGCTGATTGTTTCCGTTTCTGCAACCATTGGCTTTGTTCAAAACGCCAATCAACAACAGCAAACCGAGGCTCAACAATCGACGATTCGTTATCAAACCAACTTACAACAGCTCGATAGTTTAAATAAACAAGTTGATCAATATCACCTATTAATCAAAACCGATAGTGACAATGGTTTCCGTGACCGAGGTTACAAGGGATTAAATAAGCTGGATGAACTCGAAACACAACGCACAGCATTAGTAAAAGAGATGTCCATCCCAGAGAAGGCAACACAAGGCGAAATGAATGCCCTCACCGGCTCCATTGCTAAACAGCTCGACATGGATGCAGACAAATTACAACTCACCTTTTTTACTAGCCTAGCAGTGTTGGTTGATGTATCAGCGATTATCTCGCTTTCATTCCTGAGTATGCACACTAAAACAACACGAGAGCTTACAACGAAAAGCACAACAAAGGATAAAACGAATAACAACAAAGAAACGTTTGTGGATAAACGAGAATTAGACATTAAAACAATTAGAACGATTCACAAACCAACAAGCAAACAACCACCCAGCAAACACCAACAGATAAAACAAAAATTATTGACCGGCGTTTACGGTGAACAACCTGTTGTTCGTCGAGTAATGGAATCGGAAAGTGTTCAGCATAAAGTCGTGAAGACGATTTTTGATGAACTGATCAATGAAGAATCATTATTAAAAGAAGGTCGCCGTTACAGTTTGACCAATTACCAACCGGAAGCAATTGCATAAGGGGAGAGATTGACATGATGATAGCAGCCAAACACACAGCAGTTGTGAATATTGAAGTTGATGATGAAATTATGGGGACAACTTTAAGAAGGATGATTTCCGAACGATGCAATATCCCCTACGATACAGCAAACGCCTTTTTAACTGATGAGGAAAATAACACTTTTGTATTCAACGTGAACAGCAAAAGTACTACAGATCCTTATCAACTTATTTCTAATGATAAAAATATTTCTTATTTGGTTGATGCTTCCAATGTGTTGATTGATGGCGAAGCGATTAAAACGGGGGAATGTGATTGTGGTGGGGCTAATCATCAAGTAGATTTTTTGGGGATTGATCCTAAAGAGATTCACGAACATTCAATAAATCTATGTAAGAACATAATAGGAGAATAACCGACATGTTAATAGCAATAGACTTTGACGGAACCTATTCATTAGACCCATCATTTTGGGATTTATTCATTGATTCCGCAACCTACAAAGGTTACACGGTGATTTGCGTCACGATGAGATACAAAAAAGAAGGGGCAGAAATTAAACGCGCTCTAGCCGGAAAAGTTAAAGAGATTATTTTTACTGGCCGAAAGGCAAAGCGGAAATTTGCACACAACCATGGATATTATCCTGATATTCGGATAGACGATTCACCGCATTGTTTATATATTGATTCTAAGTCTGTTGTAAGAAGCCATTAGGATTAATAATCAACAAGCCACGCCTTCCGGGTTTCTCAAGGCAAAAAAAAGGGCTGCCATCTTAGCAACCCTTTTGCATTGCTCAATGAGCAAGTGCTTGACCAAGCAAATCATCAACACGAACACATGCATTTAAAGCCCTACCTGAACAAGAGACACAAGAGTAGACCTCATTGGCTGCTACTTTTAGATGCATGTACTTTAAAGATAAGTGTTTCAATTTAGATTGAATCTGCTTTACCTCTTCCTGATTTTTTCGCATTAACACGCCGCACTTTCTAGCATCTGATAGATTGCTTGATACTCTAAGGTTATCCATTGAGTAACCGGTTTTTACTAAGCTTTCAATTTTACGCCGAATATCAGAAATAGCTGTGATATGTACACTTTCATTTTGGCTTATACTTTTCTGTAAACCTATGACATGAAAAGTAGAATACTCAACACTCACGCCTCCCCACGAAGACTTCTTGACCAATGAACCTTTTAAGTGCTGCCCTTTATCACCAATAATTTTACGGACACTCTCCGGTTGTGTTGCCGGAATCAGCATAACTACTTCAATTAAATATTTGCCTGCATTCAATCCTTTCTTTGGACCAATCGGAACTGTTGAATATTCCCCATTTATCACAGATGTTTTATCTTGCGCTTGAAATCCAGTGACTTCGTTAATCAAACTTATTAACAACTTAGTTTTATCTGGCAAATTAGTTTTACCAACTACAGAAATTCTTCCTTGTGACGTTGGCACTCCTTTCGCGCTCACCACAACAGGGCTATGCAGCAACGAATTCTGTTGATTATTTCCCAATTCGTCACTCTCAACGGAAAACCCCAGTAACATAACAATTGACAATACTATTCCTTTCATGGCCGTCCTTATTAATCATCTGTCTTGAAAACTTGTGATACTAGCCTTGCAATCCATAGCTTGAAATGCGAATTATTTCTTATTTAAAATTAAACCGTTACACGCTCAAAACAATTATCATAGTGATTTTTTTGATTAGGTAGCTCTCCTTTATCTAGTGAGTAAATAAATTTATCAACAATAAGTGCAGTAGCATGGTCTTTTGCAACAGTAGGTAATTTATATAGAGATTTAACGAGATATATTAATACACGATAGGAATAAGTCCTTAAAATGATCCTTGTTAAACAAGCTATTTAAGTGCAACTGTTTTCAAGACAACTTCAAAGCCGCCCTATTTCATTACCCTACAAAAACCCCGGCCAGACATTTATGCATTCTCTACCCGTTAGAGAAGAAATTTAACTCGCTTTCTGCCGACATGCGGACCAACAAGTATATATTGGTTTATGACGTTAAATGTAGTTAAATGCACAACAATATTGTCGTATTCGTTACAAATGGTTAAAATTACATCATTGTTCTAGCAAGACCTTTAAATGAAGAAAATATCATCAAAAAAGATTGAGTATTTTGCGAAAAAGCAACATCGAGAGTTCAGATGGCAAAGTAGACAAGCAGGTTATAAGAGAGCGGCTGAGTACAAAAAAAAGCATTCCAGACCGTTTTGCCCTATCGAAAGCCCTTATCTTTCGCTTGTAAAAAACCGAGGTGAATTTAAAAAGCGCTTTTATAAGCCTTTAAAATATGACCGCCCAAAGCAAGATGTTGTGATTAAGGAACAACTTGGCATTGAACATGATTTCGGCAAATTTGTAGAACTCGCCTCTACATTTGTGAACAGTCGATCTAAGTGGATTACTTTCGATCTGAAAAACTGTGAGAGGTTATGGCCTTCAGCAATAACTTTGCTATGCTCTTTAAAGCAGTGGACGGATATTACAGCGCACCCTCACCATGTACCTAGTTTAGGCTCGACTGACTCTTATTCAGATGAGGTAAATGCATACTTAGTACATAGTGGATTTTGTGAATACGTCAGGATGGATCATGATGATTTCGACCCTAGTTTGTTTAGTGATGACAGTACAGTAAAAATCACTCGAGAAAATAACACATCCGAAATTGGAATTCGAGAAGATGAAATTTATGAAATAATTGAACGCTATAGCGGTTTAGATCCGGACCAAATGGAAGAGTTTAATTCAGTAGTTTTAGTGGAAGTATTTAACAACGTATCTGAACATGGAATTAGTAGCGGAGACAGTGGTTGGTGGACACTAACTCAGTACCACCCAAGAACAGGCATTATATCACTGTGCATTGCTGACAATGGAATAGGTATAAAACACTCGCTAAAGACAGGACCTCAACAGGCTCAATTAGAAGAAGCAGTTGGCCAAAATGCTACTGATGGTGATTATATAAAAGCTGCATTGGACGAAAATATAAGTGGAGCCTTGAGAGCCTCTCAAAAAAGCGAGGCTGCATTCAAAGTACTTGGCACGAAAATTGGAAAGGCTTATACTAGAGGCTCTAGACGAGGTAATGGTTTAAATAGAATCAAAGATACATGCAAGAAATGTGGGGTAGAGTTTAGCTTGCTTTCACAGCGAGGCTATTTAAACATGAAACCTGATGGAACAACTGGACACTCTGGAACGGCTAAGTCTAAAATCTTTTCAGGGACGTTGTATCATTTTTCTATACCGACCAAAACATTACATTTACAGGAGAACAATTATGCAAGTCCTTGATGTAGGCATTGAGTTCGCCCCAAGCTTAACCAATCGAGATGATCACCAACGAGATGGAAGACATAGCGGAGTAGAATTCCGTGAGAGATACCTCAAAGATCTCGAAAACGAAAACAATTGGCCTGGTGATGCTCCATTTATCGCTTTAGACTTCTCCCATGTAAAGAGACTGGGGCCATCTTGGTCCAATGAGGTCTTTGCTTACTTCACTAAATTTGCTAATCCAGAAGAAATATTACGGCAAATTAAACTAGTCAATATTTCCCGCGTTAAAGAAAGCATCATTAGAAAAGAAATTGAAACGGGATATAGTAGAAAATAAAAAATATGACCGACAGGAAACATTTAAATATATTCTTTGAAGCCATCGGTATATTTACTTGTTTAATGTTTTCAATATTTATTATCTATATACTTTCATTTTATGAGCAGACTAACAAACATCTGTTCTTACAATTGTTCGAAGTTAAACTCCTTGATTGGCAGAGATTCCTCACCATCATCTATGGTGCTGCTGGTCTAATATTAGGTTTTTTCTTTTTCAAAACTAAAAATTCAATCGATGAAACAAATTCAAAGAATGAACGAGCCAGAAGCCTTCTTGAACTTATTCATACTGATCTTATGAGTGCCGATGCCACTATTGAAAAAATACTTAATATGAAAGCAAAAAATTCCACAGAACTAAATTCGATGAGAAATGATCTCGATAAAATTTACTATGGAATATATTCTTTTTTAGATTGCGTTGAAGAATTAGTTGAAGTTACTGAAGACGAAAGAAACAATTTAGTTGATGTATTTTCTTGTGTTTCCCGCAGTGAAAATATTTACAACATAAGCCTCCCAGAATTCAATCAAGATGATGCAAATGACGAAAGATTTAATTATTACGCAACCCTTGAAACAGCGCGGGCAACATGCATTAAGAAGATAGGAGCGCTTTAAATAGAGCTACCTCCACAGTACTAATAATAAGCCTTGATCACATCTACTCTTCATCAATAGCTTTCCATTCTTCCCTTTCAATATTCATCCTCAGATAAAACTAAATATTATTCTTGTCAGCGGTTTTAGAGAAAAATTATTTCCATATGACATTTCGCAAAAAAGGTTATAAAGTAAACAATCATAACGTTCATGAAACTAGTACTTTAGTACTAGTTTTAGATTCAGTTAATGGTGACAGTATTTGAAATAATGATATGTAGTGCAGTAACACCCACCAAATATCAGCATTAGGGGGTGAACACACAACGTTTTTAAATACAGCAAAATTGATAATCTAATAACAAGGGGTGTTTATGCGGAAAGCTAAGTTGTTATCACTCGATAAAGATCAGATTGATGCACTAGACAAGGGGAAGCTTGTTTATACCGCGCCAAATGGGGAGAGCTATCAAATGGTTTCGCATAGGGAGCTAGGCCGTACGATAGACAGAGGACACAAAGGGGCTTGCATGTTGTTGGCATTGCAAACGTTTATGTGTGATTCACTGAAAGATAACGGGGGTTTTGATGATGAGATTATTGTGGGGATAGATCACTTGTTTAATCATATACGGGGGCATTTTCCGAACTATAAATAGTGATGGCGCCCCGCATGTTTTCAATACATAACGCGGGGCGTTTTCAAGCGGTCTGTTTCATCAATTCTTCGCGCTTATCGGCTGGCATGTTTTTAACAAATTCAAAAAGGAATTGATTAACTTCACTCGCGGGTGGTGTGATTGAGTGTTTAAAACTTAGTGACATTGCGAATGTGTGACCACACGTTACATCTGTGCAGGCACAGTACAATTCTGTATAGATATTTGAAAATGTGTTTCGGCTTGCAATCTTCGCTTTATTTCCACACTTACATCTTATAAGCATTTCACTTTCTCCATCTTCAAATAACAATCTATATTGATTCTGCGAATATTCCATGATTAGGCCGCTCAAATACGATTTGGTTTCGTTTATCTAGAAATTCATTTAACCTCGCTAAATCCTCTTGAAACGGTTCGTTCTCCAGTTGGTAATAGACTTGCGCGGCCTTTTTGATATCACCTAAATTGCTTTTTTCTTCTGGCATGATGGCGGCTAGTGCTGGGTTTACACGATGACCGGAAACAATATCGTTTCGCGTGATATTTTTTACTTTGTCGAATTCGTCTTTGGTTGCGATATCGCCCACGGGGATTATTTGAACCGCGTCTTTATCGCCACTGGGAATATTCAAATAGAGTGAACGGAAGTTACCGACTCCTTTTGATTTGGATATCTGCTCTTTTAATGTCTGCTCATCTTCTGGGGACATGTTAGGATCGTTGGTAAATAGTATGTAACCCATGTGCGCGCCGTTGTTGTAGTATTTGCGGCGAAAGAGTGTTGCAGATTCGTTAAGTAAAACGGCCTGTATACTGCCTAGATATTCCGGCACACCGTAAACATCCTGCTTTACATCATAGGTTGCTACATGAATAATTTCACCGGCTTTAAACTCTACAATTTTTTGATCAGGGCCTATAAAACAATATTTATCTTTCTCTTTCATTCGGCGCATTCCTAAGGCGCGAATATGTTTAAGCCTTAACAGGTGGCCAAATTTATTGGTGATCCGTTGAAAATACATATTACCGAAGGTGATTAAATCAAACGAGGCGCGTTTTAATTCTCCTTTGGTGATGACCGGATTAGGTTTAAACCCCATCACTGATACGTTATTTCTAAAATGAATGAGTGTATTGTGATGAGCGTTTGCACCTAATAGCTTTGCAAGGCCATCAAGTGAAACAGGGGGGACATAATAATTATGGTGGGAATCGTAGAACACACCAAGGTAATCAACGAGGCTATTGCTTAATACGGATTCAGGCTCTCCAAAACTAAACGCTGATACATCACTTGTGGTTGTCACCGTTGGCGTACTGCCAAACAGACCGTTGAATTTGTTTACTAATCCATTTCTTGCTTTTGTTACAGTTGATAAGTTCATTATGTCCCACTCATTGCCATTGATGATTTACGTTGTGTTTTGTAGTTCAGCGGTTCGTTGATCAATACGTGCATGATTGCCCACGCAACATCGGCATGACCTTCTGATTCTGTTCTATTTGCGCTGTAGGTAATTAAGCCGCCCGGTGTGGCGCACTGTTTGATCATAAGAAAAGATTGTGAAATATCTTTGTGTTCTGCATCCCACCGCAAGCGATCGTTCGCGACGATATCCAGCGCTTTCACTACCATTTGTGTTTTGTTATCTATGTTGTAATGAATGGCTGTGACACGCGGATAGAAGTCTTTTACTAGATCATGCACACCTAACCCCATACCAGTTACATCTATTCCGATGTATTGCACGTTGTATTTTTCGGTGAGTTCTTTCATTCGCTTGGCTTGGTATTGAATGTTTCTACCACGCCAAGATAGTTTTTCTAATACTCGAAACTTGCCGCCCGGTTTTAATGGGGGCGCAATAACAACGATGGTTGAATTATCACGGGTGCGCGATGGATCAAAGCCTATCCATACAGGTGTGTTTCCAAAGGGCCTATCTGATTTGGGTGTGAAGTCGTCCCATAGTGATGCATCACAGATTCCTTTTGATAAAGCGGAATGTGTAAAGACGGAGCGTTTATCATCAATAAACTTACACAAAAATAAATTATCGAATTCATCACCGGGGAATTCGAGTTTAAGTTGTTCTAAATCAAACTCTTTACAACCGCCCTTAATTGCATCTTCAATGGTGATGATGTATCTGTATTGTCCATCAGGACACAAGCGCCCCTCTCTAAGTTCGTCAAAACTTGGAAACTCAACTTTATTTTTTCTTTTCTTATTGAATTTATCACCAGACCAAAACGGGTACGCTTCATGGTCTAATGTTGAGGGTGTTGAAAAATAGGTTCGTCGCCATTTCTTATGGGTGGCTATTGCCGATGTAACCGAATTTAGTTTTTCAAAGTTCGGTGTCCAAAAGTATTCATCTCGATAGACATGGCCTGAAAAGCCCTGTGCTGTGCGTGAGTTGGTTGATAAGCAATGTAATTCTGCACCGTTAGATAATACTGCGGGATTTCCTTTTAATTCAATTCCGAACCAATCACGAGCGAATGCGCGAATGTATGCAAGGAATATTGCAGATTGTCCGCGTGATGCTGAAAGAAATATTTGGTTATCACCCGTTAAAATAGCATCTTCAAACGCTTCAGCGGCGAAGTAGTACGTCAAGCCACCTTGACGGGTTTTTAATACATTACGTGTTCTACATAGCGCCTTATCATGTTTAACTTTGTATAGGTGTTTTTGATGGCCCCACATTTTATCGTGGAAGCACTCTTTAAAATCTTCAATGGTGATGCCTGATACATCATTCTTGACTGTTTTTTTCTTTTTGCCTTTATTGTTTCCGTTGCCTTTTCCGTCACTGCCTCCGCTATTCTCTCCCCCGCTTCTACCAACGTTTAACACGCCTTCGCTTGTTGCTTTTTTGTAGCGCTCGACCTTCGCCAATTTATACATCTGATCGGTGAGCACATCCATTTCTTTTAAATCAAGTTCTGTTTTATTTTCCTTTTCAACAAGCAAATTAAAACGACGAGATATTGCAAGCTCTTCGGGATCACACGATAAATCATTCCAACCGCCTTTCTCTATCCAGTTATAGATAGTCCGAACGGATTTAACATTCAGCTCTTTGGCTATCTCTTGCGGCTTTGCACCGTTTAAATATAACCGTTTTGCGGCTTGTTTGATTTCGTCAACGTAGATCATAGGCGTAATGATATGCAACGAAATAATGATTATCTGCCTGCTTTGGTTCGTGCCTTTCCTGATTGATTGATATAGGAATTTTCAGATTCTAAACAGATTGAGAAGCCGGTTTTTATTGCCTAATCTAAGCATCGACAGCAACACAAATGCAGAAACACTTTGCAAAATGTGAATTAACAAAAGAGCTAGGCGGAAAAATAATGGCGATGTTTGTAACTGATTTTAAGCGTGTAGCAACTGAGGGAAAAACGATTGATGATCGTGAGATATCAGGACAAGAACTGATAGAAATGGCAGAAAGTTACGACCCTGAAGAGTTCACCGCATTAATTTGGTATGAGCATTACCGTTTCTTTGGAAACTTTGGAAAAGTCGTTGAACTAAAAGCGGATAAAGACAAAAAAGATCGTGTTGTTCTTTATGCAAAGCTCCAACCCAATATGCGCTTAATGCAATTGAACAAGGAAGAACAAAGCCTTTTTAATTCAATCGAAATAAAACCCAACTTTAGTGGCACTGGTAAAGCTTATCTATCAGGAATCGCGGTAACTGATAGCCCGGCAAGCCTTGGAACTGAAGAGTTGAGATTTTCTAAACGCGGACAAGAGAAAGAGAATTATTTTTCTGAACCTATTGAATTCGATGTTGACACTATCGTTCAAGAGATGGAAGCGAGTTCTAACAGCCTTGTTAATAAACTACTTAAAGTATTTAGCTCTAAATCAGAGAACCAATCACAGGACGAAGAAATGAACACAAAACAATTTAATGATCTTAGTAACGCGCTCTTGGCGATTGGCGATCAAATTGGTGAGCTAACCAAGAACTTTGGAAAGCAACCAAAACCAAACACACCACCTAATGAAGATTCAACCACTGAATCTAACGGCGTTTCAAGTAGTGAGTTTAACACGTTAAAAGCTACGCTGGATAAGCTGGCAAATGATGTCGCAGCATTTAGCGGAAAACCTGACGAGCAAACACCGGCCAAACCAGAACCCAAAGCAGACGTAATTACAAGTGAACAGTTTAGCGCACTGACCAAATCACTTGGCACTTTAACAAATGATTTTTCGGCGTTGAAAAAAGAGTTCAACACTGAAACACCGGGAACCCCAGTTCCTGAAACTAGCGATGATGGCGTTGAGGCGATTATTTAAGCCTGTAAATCTTTTACTTTTTAACTACTAAATATCAGCAGGTGAATAATGAATCCGAATACTGAATTGAAAATTTATAAAATGCGAGAAGGTATAGCAAAAGGCTATAGTCTCGCCAGCCCTGAAGCTACTGAAAAACACTTTGCAGCTACACCATCAGTAGAGCAAACGTTACAAGATAAGATTGTTGAAACTTCAATATTCTTATCACTCATTAATGTTCTACTTGTTGATGATAAAACAGGTGAAAAGATATTTGGAAGCCTCTCAGGTTCAGTAACAGGCCGCACAAATACAGCCCTTAATGATAGATCACCTAAAAATGTTGCTCAGCTTGACGCAAACGGTTATTCATTATCAAAGACTGAATCTGATGTTGGTTTACCTTATGAAACTATGGATGCATGGGCGAAGTTTAAAGACTTCGTTACACGTTTTGGTAACTATGTAAAAGTTCAGATTGGTACGGATATGATAAAAGTCGGGTTTAATGGCACTAGCATTGCCGTTGAATCTGACATTGTGACAAACCCTGATCTCTCAGATGTTAACAAAGGTTGGTTACAGCTAACCCGAGAAGAAGCACCCGGCCAAATCCTTGACCAAGGTGCAACAGCAAATGAAATTCGTGTGGGTGTTGGCGGTGATTACCCTAACCTTGATTCATTGGTTCATGACGTATTGCAAAACATAGCCGCTGAATATAAAGACGGTGGCGACCTTGTTGCAATAATCGGTAGTGATTTTATAGCACAAGATAAAGCCAAGCTTTATTCTACTCAAGCAGATACACCAACCGAAAAAGAGCGACTTGAAAGCTCGCAGGTTATAGCGACTTATGGCGGTTTAAAATCCTATACATTCCCTCACTTTCCTGCGCGTGGTTTGTTCATCACCAGTTTTAAAAACTTATCGATCTACATTCAAGAAGGTAGCAGACGTAGAAAACTTGAAGATAACTCCAAGCGTGATCAGTTCGAAGATTACAACAGCCGCAACGAGGGTTATGTTGTTGAGGTATACGAGAAGTTCGCAGCCATTGAACACGGAAATGTGAAATTTAAAAACCCTGGTACTGGATTGTGGACTGATTAACCCCAGTTAAAACAAACCTTGCGCCATCTACTTTTTAACTATTTTTATTCAGGGTGATTTATGAGTTTTGCAAAAAAGAGAAAAGCAGAAAGAATTAAAGAATTCAAAACCGGCGTTGCATCTACGCAGGCTAGCGTTGTAAGTGAAAGCAACTTAGTTAAACGCTATCGCGTGGTTCATGCTGCAATGGAATCGACATTATCAGCGATTAACGATATTGCGAATCATGAGGAACGAAAAGTTCTGAAGCTTGATTTCATCAATACTCACCGTGATTACATCAGTGAATATTTAAATGCTGATGAAAAGCATCAAAACGCGGTACTTGCACAGTACATGATTTGGTCATTTGATGTCGGTGAAATAGAGGATGCTTGGGAACTTGCGCTTGAATGCATTAAACAAGATCAAGCAATGCCTGAGCGATTCAATCGAACTATTGAAGCATTCATATCAGATTCATTGCTTGATTGGGCTACGGATACTGTAGAAGCTGACGGAGACCCTAACCCATATTTTGAAACCGCTTATAAGCAAGTTAAAAGCGGTGATTGGGATTTGTTCGAAGCAACAACTTGCAAGTATCACAAGTTAGCGGCCCGAATGCTTGAGCAAGAAGAAGATTATGCAGGCGCGCTTGAACTTTATGAAACCGCTGATAAATCCTACTCGAAAGCGAAGGTTAAAACCAAGATTGATCAATTGAAAAAGAAGCTGGAAAAGCAAACCAGTTAATTAGAAAGGTCCTACGCCACGGGTGACCTAAAGAAATTCGCAGCTCAAGCACGGCGTTAACTCTTTAGCCTCACCCGTTTTAATTTTGCTCCTTGATTGGTGGATGAATGAACGTTTTTGCACCCACAGTAAACCCGAATGACACCAGTGACCAGACCATCACTAACATTGCGTTTTATCCTGATGTTGCGGTTGCTGATTTTAGGGATGTTATGCGGGTGCAAGATACGGTAACAGATGAACGCACGATTCAAGCGCTTACGTCTGCCATGATTTCAACTAACAAATCATTGAAGGAGTGGTTAGCAGTAAAACAAGCAGCCGGTTATGTGTTGTTGGCTGATGTGCCTGCTGATGTGGTTGGTGCTGTTTCTGAATATACACACCACTATTTAACCGCTGTTTATTCAGATGCGAAAGCACAGATCGTTAGAAAGTATGTTGATATTGATACGCAAACCGAAGACGGACGGAAAGCCGCTCAGGAGTTGCGAAACCACTACGGTACTTATAAGCGTGATGCAGGTAATTCAATACGCCACATTTTAGGAAAGCCGGAAATAACATCAGAGCTTTTGTAATAGATTATGAGTGAACCTTACATCAGTAAACAAGGTGAGACGGTTGAAAGCATTTGCTTTGATCGATACGGATACACCGCTCAAATCACGAAAACGGTTTGTGATGCTAACCCCGGTATTGCTGCACTTGGTGTGGTGTTACCCACGGGAACAGAAGTTATTTTACCTGTTGTGAAAACGAAGCAGGTAAGTAAAACAAATAATTTATGGGATTGAAGATGCCAATCAAAGAACCTGAAGCAGTTAAAAATATTGCTGATGTAATTGTTTTGGGTGGTATTCCACTGGGTGCAGTGATTGAATTTTTACCAGAATTTGCGGCTTTGGTTTCAATCGTCTATGGATTGATAAGAATCTATTTAACATTGGAAGCACGATTTAAAAAGCGTGATAACGATGAAGGAACTTAGACACTTTTTACTCTTACGCATTGAAAGCGATTCAGAAGGCACGATTGGCGTTTTGATTGATGATGAGTTACAGCAAGTTTGTTTTATGAATGAATTACCTTGGAAGAATAACGAATCAAATATGAGTTGCATTCCACCGGGTACATATGAAGTGACGTATTTAGAAAGATCAGCGTCGGGGAAGTATCGTGATGTTTATCATGTTCAAGCTGTAAATGGTCGGTCGGGGATTCTTATTCATAAAGGTAATTTTGCAGGTGATAGTGAATTAGGTTTAAGAACTCATTCTCACGGTTGTTTATTACCGGCTAGCCGTGTTGGTGAACTAAGTGGGCAACGAGCGGGATTAGCTTCACGCGGTGCTATGCACAAGATACACAAGGCGACTAATCGCGAAGATTTTAAATTAGAGGTTATACACGATGCTTGACACTCTTATGGCTTTTGTTGGTTCTGCTGCTGGTGGTTCTATTTTCGGCATAATTGGAAACTATTTCAAAGCACAGCAAGAAATCAAAGACCGTGAAAATCAACGTAAACACGATCTAGAGGTTCGCAAGTTAGACCGCGAAGAGATGAAGCTTGAAAGTGAATTAAATATTCAAGAGAAAACAGCAGAGTTTCAAGGCAAAGCAAACCTTAAGAAAATTGAAGGTGACATTGCAAAAGATATTGCAGACGCGGAAGTTTTGATAGCTGTATATAAACACGATAGCGCGACTTACTCTAAGGGTGCAGTTAAAAACCTAAACGGTTTCTTTGCTGGTATCGTCGCTTTAATGCTGGTGTTTGTCGACATGCTACGCGGTCTTATTCGACCGACTACGACGGTATATTTAATTGTTCTTGAAACCGCTATTGCTTGGTATTTATTTAACGCACTTAATAAACTCGATTCACTTCCTGTTACCGTATTGAGTGATTTACTCGTCATGATTGTTTCATCAGTCGTCTTTCTTACGGCTACTGCTGTTACTTTTTGGTTCGGCTCTCGTAAGGGGAGTATTACAAAATGAATAAACTGAAATCATTAAGAGAACATCTATTAACTAAACATGATGGTTGGAGCATTGACCCTAAGCATCTTGTTACTACGGTTAACGGTGGTGAAATTATCTCAGCACCGGAAGGGGAAAACTTAAACTATGAGTGGAAGTTTAACGCTAACATTCTCATTTTAAAATTTAGTGGTGATGCTAATCAGTTGTTCTTTTGGGTGTTGCGATGGCTGTCTGTGAATCAACCAAACCATGATGAAAAGGCTTTCGAGTTTGATACGGATTTTATCAACGATCAATCAACCGATATTGCGCTTGTTGTTCCACTTTCACAAATCATTGTTGTTGATTCAACGGCTGAAGGCTTTGTGCTTTTGCCAGATGGTGAACCCGATATGAAAACAGAATTGTTACCGGCTGAAAACTGGACGCTGAACACTAACGATGCAGCAATGATGCAATGGGTGAACGGCGGTGGATGAATTCGCCACACTTGAAAACTGGATGGAGCCGTTACTCCATAAGTTTTCTAATTCTGAGAAACGAAAGTTTAACCGTTCGCTTGCATCGCAATTACGCAAGCGACAAGCCGCACGAATTGAGGCACAAAAGAACCCTGACGGTAGCCCGTTTGAAGCACGTAAGACGAGCAAAAATGGTTCTATTAGAAGTAAAGCTAAGATGTTTGAAATGCTACGCACGGCTAGACATATGAAAATATCAGCCAATGCAGATGGTGCAGCTATCGGATTTAAAGGAAGTGCGGCATTCATTGCAAAGATTCATCAAGAGGGTTTAACGGCTAACGTTGTGCCAGATGGACCGCTTTATCAATACCCGGTGCGTAAGCTTTTAGGATTTAGTGATAGTGATCGAGCTTTGATTTTGTCGTCTTTTACTGAGTATTTATATTCATGAACCTTAGCCAAAACATCAACCGAAAAAGCAATGAAAGATTCGACATTGTGGAGCTTGCGAGACGGTTTGAAAACCTTTTGCGCCTTGGCACTGTTGCTGAGTTTGATGCTGTTGCTGCAAAGGTTAAAGTTGAATATGCGAAAGATGAAAATCAAGAACCTGTTTTAACAGACTGGATTAAGTGGGGCGTTGAAAGCGCTTCAGAGAATATTGTATGGAACCCACCGGCAATAGGTGAGCTGGTGTTGATGGGTTCTCAATCGGGAAATATGGCACTTGCTGTGATTATTTGCCGGTTCTACCAAACAACCCACCAAGCCCCAGAAAGTAGCGCGACCCTCCATCAGTTTAATAAAGCTGATGGGGCAATATTCAGCTACGACACGAGCACGAGTGAACTTACATTTACTTTACCCGAAAACGGGAAGATTAATTTTGTTGCACCGGGTGGGTTTACCTTCACCGGCAATTTCGATTTAGATGGAAACTTTACAGCAACCGGAAATATTCATTCTGATAAAGATGTAAGCGACTCAATAGGCACATTGAAACGTTTACGCATTAACTTTAACACTAGCCAATACATCGGCAACTTAGGCGGTTTAACTAGCACCACTAATAAACCTGATCAATGATCAATAGGGGGAATATATGATTAATGTAAGACGATTACCAAAAGATAAGAAGGGCCACATCATAGTTGGTTTTTTGATTTCCTTTTTTAGTACTGCATTTTTAGTTCAAGCTATGGGTGAACCGGGAGCCATTGCAATTGGCCTTGTGTTGGCTGTTGTGGCTGGCATTGCTAAGGAAGCTTACGACTACTTTCACCCTGAAAAGCACACGACAGAGTTTGCTGACATTATCGCAACGTGTGTAGGTGGGTTGCTCGCTACATTTATTTGTTTATTACTCTACTTACCAGCGAAGGAAAATATAAACATGGCTTTGAATTCAAACGCAGGGGCTACATCAGCAAATAATGTCTTGATTGGGCAGATAACCAAACACAATAATAATTTACCGATTAAATCTAATGCTGACATTGCGAAAGAGTTTGCCGCCGCTTATCACGGTTATGCTAAATCAGCAACGCTTGCGGGTGCTGATTGTTCGGCAGGGGGTACGCTCTCAATACTTGAAACCGCTTTTGTGAATGACAACACACCCGCCACGATTGACCGTATTGCATTGGGGCTTTGTAATTATTGGTCGTCTTTCAATACGGTTAGTGAAGACCCTGCGCACGAGGGTGATTACGTTATTTCGGTTGTGGTGAATGGTGCGAGTGTGCTTGAACCGATGAAAGCCGCTGTTACTGCGCTTGTTACTAATCAATCAAAACCTGATGGATGGCTAGATTTTTATAACGCAACTCAGGCGGTTGTTAATGTTATACCTTGTACGGTCACTGAGATGATGCCCGGCTCTCCACCTGCACCGATGGCTTTTGTTGAGACTATTTCATAATGTCTATTTTCGGGATGGATCAACACACAGGAAAGAGAATATCCGGGATGGCGTTAATCCATCAGGATGTTACTCGTGCGGTGATAACGCCGTATAGCTCTTGTGTGTTGAATCGTGAATTCGGTTCTTTCGTTTTCGAAAAGATTGACCATCCCGGTAATAAGGCGAATTTGTTAAAACTTTATTCGTCATGTGTTGAGGCTATTTTGCGTTGGGTGCCTGCGATTATTCCGACTCGTATTCAGCCACAGCAAAGTGATGTTGCTAATGGTGCGTTTAGTTTGTTGATATCTGGCATTACTACGATTGATATTGATAACTTAACCGCTGGTTCTTCTATTGATCTTACTATTCCTATGGTCGCCTGATAATGAAAACCGTTCCTTTATCATCATTGAACATTGAAGATGTACTTCCGCACGAGACGGAAACAGACATTCTTAATGCGTCGATTACAAAGTTAAAAAGCTTTGATGATAACTATAGCGTTGTTGAAACTGATCCTTCATACAATACGCTTGCGGTGACTAGCTATCGAGAATTTATTAAAACGCAGGAATTTAATGATTTAGTTAAGAGTCTTTTTCTTGGCCATGCAAAAGGTGCAAAGCTTGATTTTATTGGTAACACTTATCATTTAACACCGCGATTGATTTTAGATGAAGGTGACGCAACAGCAACACCGCCGATTGATCCTGTTTATGAAAGTGATGAAGATTACACGGCTCGAATTCTTTTATCGGGTTATGCATACAACACGGCAGGCAGTAAGAAAGCGTATATTTATCATGTGATGACTGCGAGCGGTGACATTAAGGACACGTCCATCGTTAGCCCTTCAGCCGTCACTGTTGATGTTGTTGTGCTTTCGCGTATTGGTGATGGTTTGCCAGATGCGGCACTTGTAACGCTTGTTGATAATCATCTTGACGATGATAAGCGACCTTTCACCGATCAGGTTATTGTGCAAGCTGCAACGATTTTAAATTATTTGGTGGATGTTTCTCTTATTCTTTATCCCGGTTTTGATTCTGAAACCATACGTTCACAAGCTGAAGCGGCGTTATTGATTTGGATTGATGAACAACATTCGTTAGGGCGTGACATTACGATTATTGGTATTGGTGCTGCGCTTAAAGTTGCCGGGGTTCATAACGTGGTGTTAAATGATACGGGTGGTGCGATTACCGCTGATTTAGTTGTTAGCGATTATGAAGCCGCGTTTTGTACGGGTGTTGCTGTTGCGTTTGGGGGTTATGGTGAATAGTTCTTTACTCCCACCTAATGCAACAAAGTTTGAAAAAGATTTAGCGGAATCAGCGAGTGGTATTAGTGAACTAGATCTTTCTGATATTTCCAATCTTTATAACCCTGACCTTTGCCCTATAAAGCAATTGCAGTGGTTAGCGTATTCAGTGCAGGTTGATTACTGGAACCCGAATTGGTCTGAAGCGGTTCAACGGGCTTATATAAAGCAGCATTTAGAATCTCGTCGTATTCGTGGAACGGCTGGCTCGATTAAGAAAGCGTTAGCCGCTTTGAATATGGACATCACAGTAATTGAGTGGTGGCAAGAAGAACCGCAAGGCGTACCGGGTACGTTTACCGTTGAGGTGGATTTACTCGATCAAGGGATTGGTGAAGATACGCAAAATGAAATTGATCAGATTATTGAGTTACATAAAAACGTTCGTTCACATTTGAATGTGATTAATATTTATCAACCTGTTTCAGGTAATTCTATTTATGGCGGCGCAACGTTGGTTAGCGATGTTGTTACTGTTTATCCTAGTTGGTGGGTTCACTAATGCCAGTTTATGACGCGATTAAAACAAATATAGGCCACGTTAAGTATTCCGCCGCTGATGCGGGTGGGCCTTCGGTGACTTTAACTACCGTTGAATTTACAGACGGTTTAGGTGTGTTTTATGTACCTGATGAGAATGATTTAAACCTACCTAATATTGTTTGGTCTGGCCCTGTTAACGCGGTTGAACAGAGCGCAAACAATCCTAGCGCTTGGGTTGCCGAAGGTCGTATTCCTGTTGCGGTGGGTGGCTTTAATATTCGCGGTATGGGCTTTCGTGATCAAGATGGAGATTTGGTTATTGTTGCGAGTGTTCCGCTCTCATATAAGCCTACATTGGCAGAGAACGCACAACGTGATCAATATTATAGAACTTATTTTCAACATGCTAACGCGAGTGCTGTAACGGTTATTGTTGATCCGACTGTTGTTATGGCTACTCGTGATTATGCAGACGCGAATATTTTAACGTATGTTGATCAAGTTTTAAAAACAACGAGTTCCCCCACTTTTGCAAATTTAACCATTACAACTTTATTGAATGGTGGTGTACCACATACCACCGCTAACGATGGCATTGGTAGTAATGTGGACGCGGGTTTGTTTGCTGGGCTTTTACCTTCGGCCTATGCACAGTTAGCAACGCTCTCTAACTTTACCGTTGCGCCAACGATTGCAGGGGCAACGATCCACACAAGCGGTAACGATGGTGTGGGTGGTATTGTTGATGCGAGTTTGTTTAACGGGCTTGCTACAACTCAGTTTGCACGTTTAGCGAGTGCGAGTAATTTTACCGTTGCACCAACGATTAACGGTGGGACTATTTGGACCAGCTTGAATGATGGTGTGGGTAGTGGTTTAGATGCTCACACGTTGGGCGGTTATTTGCCTGCGGCGTTGGCGGTGTTGAGTGAGAATGAGAGTGTAACGGGGTTATGGACGTTTACCAGCCGTAACATATTCGCCGATTATCAATATTTTAGGCGTACTGATTCCTCTTCGATTTTTTCTTTCTATCAAAACAGTTCAACGGGTTCAACTGACACAGATGGTTTTAGAATCGGCATAGGTAGTGACGAAAGCGCACAGTTTTGGAATTTTGAAAGTACAGCTCTGCGTATTGCTACAAATAATACAGAACGAATGCGTATTGATGAAAATGGAAATATTGGGTTTGGAACTGCTGACATGGAAACGTGGGGAAGTCTTTATCGAGCTTTTCAATTGGGAGATCGCGGCTATCTCATGTTCGGTTCATCGGTAGAGGGAACACATTTAGGCAGCAATCTATATTATGACGGTGTTTGGAAACACAAAATTTCAGGTGAGGCTAGTTCGGTTGTTTTTGTAGGAGGGAATATTCAGTTCAGAACCGCAGCTAGTGGAGCAGGTAACGCCGTAGCGACTAATAGCACAAGAGGGTACATTGACAATGATGGCGGGCTTGTTTTTGGGGCGCCTATTGGTAATTCAAAAACTATAGGAACCGGCAACTTTCAAAACGGGATTTACTGCAACGGCACCCGCAACACAAGAACCATATGGCTAGACTCACCAGAAATAATCATTTCCACATCAGTACCCGGTGGCGCATGGGTCACCGTCAACAACACCACGTTAAATAATGCCTCTGCTATCACTGCACACTTACGTCTCTATATAAACCTCGACTTAGTAGGAACCAATTCAACTGATTATTATTATGGCGACTTATATCTACGCAAAACGGGCAGCGCTTTAACACCTGGCTTTACAACGCGAGGATGCACAGCAGCCGTCGAAAATTCTGTAGCGGGTCAAGGTGATATGGATCGTAGCGCGGGGCAACACTCCGTAAACCTAAACGCAAATAATGATTTTGATTACTTCATGGCACATGCAAGCAGTGGATCATCAAGCGTAACTTATGCGGTCGTTTTAGTCGGATACGACATTGAATGTTAATTGAGGACAGTATGCACAAATTAATACATATAGATTCAGATGAGAATAAAACTCGCTTCATGTTCAGGTCAACACTTAGCGACGGCTCAAACTTCGAAACAGATATTCACGTGGATAAGCTACATGAAAAATTATTGGCTAATGCAGTAAACAAAGAAGCGTTGCTCATGAAACATCTACACGACCTTGTAGATGAAAAAGTCACAAAAAGAAATTCTGTTTTGTCAGCGAAAGAAGAAACAGTTAAACCGAATTCGGTTTTTAGCATTGACAAATTCCCGCTTGAAAAAGAGAAAGACAACGCGCTTGAAAAGCCTACAAGCAAAGAGGAAGCAGCCAAATGATTGCACAACGTAAAACCGATTCAAACGATTGGCTGTTAACAAGCGTTGATTACATTTTGCGAAACATAAAACACGCCAATATTAAAATTGGTGGAACAAATGCAAAGCCGATTATGTCGGGTGATGATGGTATCAGGGATCATCAGATAACAAGTTTTATTTTGAAAGCAGGTGAAAAAGGTGTGGTGATTAATTCACTTACTTTACGCCTAACCGAAGTTTAACCATTAGTTTTTAGGGGTAGGAAATGAAAACACAAGAAATTAAGACACAGCAAATTACTTTTGATGATGTGGTTCGTGCATTTGTTCACGGGGCTAAGTTAGTTGAAATCGATAATATACCGGGTGTTTTGAAGTTGAATATTCTGAGAATATTTACTTCGTTGGAAGTTGAATATAGATCATTTAGTTCTGCAAATGAATCTCTTAATAAGCGGTTTTATAAAGCTGATTTAGTGAAGCGACATCAAGAACTACATCAAATATTGACTGTTGAGAAATCAACTCAAAGTGAGTTAGTCGAAGAGTATTCACGCATTAACGTTGAATTGAGCAACGCAAAATCTGACTTAGACAAAGAGTTAAGAGCCGTTCTTGAATCTAAAACACAGGTAATTACGCCTTTGCTATCTACTGCTGATATTGACCGACTCGCAGAGCAAGAAGGCGTAACAGCTAAATGTTTAATGGCTATTGCTCCGTTCATTGATACGAGCGAACCGGAAAACAAACCAGAAAATTAAACCAAAGCTTTACACGCTTTAAGTAACTACATAGGAGTTTATAACATGCCTGAATATCATCACGGCGCGAGGGTTATTCAAGACAATAGCGGCCTTAGCCCTATTAAATCAGTAAATACCGCTGTGATTGGTGTTCCTATCACGGCACCTATGGGGCCGGTGGGTGAATCTGTTTTGATTGCCGGTTCCCGCTCTACAGCCGCACAGTTTAGTAATAATATTGGCACGAATGGAACGGGGTTCACTTGTGATACGTTCTTTGACATTGTGTTTAAACAGATTGGCGCAATGATGATTGTTGTTAATGTGCTTGATCCTGCTGTGCATAAGCAAGCGGTTGCAGCTAAGGAATATACTTTTGATGCAACATCAAACGAGTTCACACCAGACAATGAATACAATTATGCACGGGTTGTTAAATCACAAGACTTGTTAACAACTTATGCGGAAGGTGATGATTTTACTTACGACATGACCATAAATAAATATTTTCGTGTTGATGGTGGTGCGATTGCTGTTGGTGAAGTGATTTCTTTAGCTTGTGATATTCCTGATGCTTCGCTTGTTGATGATGCGGCGGTGATTGGTGCTGTTGATGCTCAAGGCGTCCACACAGGATTGCAGGCGCTACGGGTTGCTAGTGCTAAGTTTGGGTTTAAACCAAAAATCACGGGTGCGCCGGGGCTTGATACGTTGGCTGTTGCTAATGAGATTGTTTCTATTAATGCGGCGTTGAAAGCGTTTGGTTATGTTTATTGTGATGGTGCTGCTGTTGCTGCTGATGCGGTTACATATCGTAACAATTTTGGCAGTGATCAGATTATGCCAATCTTTCCCGATTTTACCGACACGAATTCAAATAGTTTGAGCGCTGTCTCTTTTGCGTTGGGTACTCGTGCGAGGCTTGATAATGAAATTGGTTGGCATAAGACAATCTCTAATATGCCGGTTATTGGTGCGGGTGGTATCAGTAAAGATATCTCTTGGGACCTTCAAGACCCGAACACATTAGCCGGGTATTTGAACGCGAACGAAGTTACCACGCTTATTAATATGAAAGGCTTTCGTTTTTGGGGTTCTCGCACTGCTTCGAATGATGCCAAGTTTGCATTTGAATCAACCGTTCGGACTCGTGATTTTTTATCAGATACGATTGCCGAGGCGATGTTTGAATTCATCGATAAACCTATGAGCAAGACGTTGATTAAGACAATCATTGATTCTATCAACGCTAAGTTTAGATCGTTAAAAGCGAGCGGTTATATTGTTGATGCAAACGCGTGGATTGATCCAGACAAAAACACAGAGGTTACGTTAACCGCTGGTGAGTTGAATATTAGTTTTGATTACATGGCTGTTCCACCATTGGAAAATTTAACGCTTTATCAGAAATTAGAAAGCAGCTATGCGGGGCAGTTGTTAGCGGCTTAATTTGTGTTTAGTGATTTTTAATTATTAGTAACAGGGGAAACTGAAATGTTACCTAAGAAAATACAAGGGTTTAATTCTTTTATCAATGGCGACAATTACGCAGGGTTAGCCACTGAAGTGACTTTGCCTAAGTTGGGCCGCAAGGTTGAAGAGTATTGGGCGGCGGGTATGGACGGCCCTATTGATATTGATATGGGTGGCACTAAGTTAGAGTCGTCAATTGTTATTGCAGAGTTCACCCGTGCTCTGATATTAGCACATGGAACGCCAACCGTAGACGGCAACGAATTACGCTTTATTGGTGCTGCACAAAGTGGTCAAGGTGTTAACTCATGGGATCAAATCGAAGTTGTTCAACGTGGAATTTTCACAGAGCATGATATGGGGACCATCAAAGGCGGTGACGATACAAGCATGACGTTGGCGGCTAGCCTTACTTATTATCGTTATGATTTGAACGGTGAAACGCTCATTGAAATTGATAGACCGGGTTTTATTTATAAAGTTGGCGGTGTTGATTTGCTTGCGGGTCAACGTGAAATTCTTAATCCTTAAACTTAAAGGTAGGTGATTTATGTCAGTAAAAAAAGAGAAAGTATTAGATAAGGTTTCTAAAGAGGAAAATAACAACTGTTCACTTGAAGCTGAATCTTCTGAAGAAAAAAAAGAAGAAGAGACTAGACCCGGCGAAGTGATATTCAAAAAGCCTTTGAAACGCGGTGAATCTGAATTGAAGGGAACGATTTTGAGAATGCCTAAGCCCGGTGAAATGCGGGGCTTGAAATTGGTTCTTGTTGCTCAAGGTGATGTTGATAGCATGATTAAGGTTATACCTCGAATCAGTAATCCGCCACTAACAGAGCACGAGGTTAGTGATATCCATTTAGCTGATTTCAGTTCGCTATCTGCGGTTGTTATTGATTTTTTGGGCTAGAAGCTAGGCTCCCAGACGATGTGGATGAGGTATGGGCAGACATTGCCGCTATTTTTGGCTGGGAGCCAAGCGCTATAGATAAGATGGAATCTTTTGAAGAGTTATTAAGTTGGTGGGACAAGGCAATCAAACGCGCCCCCAATAGTGAACCAGATTAGCTTAACTGGAGTGTATATTTAATGGGTATTCGCGATTTAAAACAATCAATCATACTGAGTATGGTTGACAAGTTTTCCCGGCCAGCTAATAAAGCTGCTGGTGCGAGTACCCGTGTCGCTAGTAAATTGCGAGATACAAAGCGTGAGTTAGGTGCTGTAAATAAGCAAGCAAAAAACGTCAAGGCCCTAACTAATGTAAGTAATCGGATGAGAGATATTGATCAAAAATCAGGAGATGCAAAAACAAAACTTGCTGAACTTTGGAAGAAAATTGAGGATGCAAAAAAGACAGGGAAAGCAACCAAGCGACTGCAACAACAATTTGCTAATACAGAAAAAAGAATTGATACACTTTCCAAAAGACACTCAAAGCTTGAAAATAGAGCATCGAGTTTAACTGATCAATTAAAAGCCGAGAGTGTCGAAACACGCGACCTTGCAAAAGCTCAAGATTACTTATCAAGCAAAACAGATAAGCTTAATCGAAAACTAACGAAACAAGAAAAATTACTCAAGGTTACGCAGCTTGGCCGTAAAGCTGGTCAGATGGTTTCTAATTTCAGCAAGAAGGCCAAGGGAATTGCGCTCGCGGGGGGCATTGGCATAGCCTCAATTGCCACACCAATGATTGCTACGGCTGCAAATTTTGAAGAAGGCATGGATAGGGTAGCCTCCATATCTCGCGCTACAGGAACACAGTTTGATGCATTAAGAGATAAGGCTCGTGAACTAGGCAGAACAACTAGTTTTTCAGCTAGTGAAGCAACCGATGGAATGGCTTACCTCGCCATGGCTGGCTTTAAGACCAATAAAATAATTTCAACAATGCCGGGAGTACTAAAACTTGCTAAAGCAAGTGGTTCCGAACTCGGTACCACAGCCAATATTACAAGTAACATCCTTACAGGCTTTGGTCTCAATGCCGATAAAATGCAACACCTTGGAGATGTGCTAACCAAAACCTTCACAAGCAGCAATACTACACTTGATTCTCTTGGCGCATCGATGGGAAAACTCGGCCCTATTGCTAGCTCGTTAGGAATTTCACTTGAAGACACGGCCGCATTGGCTGGTTCACTTGGAGATGTATCGTTCGATGGTTCAAGAACCGAAACAACACTACGCGCAATGTTCCTTCGCTTATCTGCACCTATGGGTAAAGCGAAAGAAACCCTCAAAGAAATGCGCATTGAAACTCGTGACTCGAATAAAAACTTTCGTAATATCATTGATATTATAGGTGAGCTTGATAGCGCAACAAGGTTAATGGGTACAGGCCAAAGAACTGAAATACTTAAAGAGATTTTTGGTGAAGAACCAGCAGCAGGTGTTGCTGCACTATTGGCCAAGGGAAAGTCCGGTCTTGCTAAATATAGCCAAGAAATTTTTGAAGCAGATGGCATCAGAGATCGCATAGCTAAACAAATGGGGGACAATTCCAAAGGTCATATAAAAGAATGGCAATCATCTATTGAGGACTTATCCATAACCGTTGGTGATATGTTTCTGCCAGTCTTAAGTGACACAGTTAAAAAACTAACAGAATTTACGCGAGAACTTTCCGGCTGGGCTTCTAAAAGTCCTGAATTAATTAAAACCACAGCGGCGCTTACAGTCGGCGCAATTGCTTTGGTTGGTGGACTTGCGATGATTGGCACTGTTGCGCCTAAAGTTGTTGTTGGACTTAAATTAATAAAGCTCGCACTGATCAGCAATCCAATTGGGTTAGCCATCACAGGAATTGCAGCGGGTGCGGCTTTGATTTATTCAAATTGGGATAAGTTAGGGCCGCAATTTCAAGAGCTATGGGAAGGACTGTTTAGAGGGTTTGGAAAGCTTGGTGATAAATTTAAGTTAGTTGGAACAAATATTATGTCGGGGATTACGTCCGGCATTGATTCAGGTATTGCTAGCGTTAAAGCAACCTTGCAGTCACTTGGCGATATGATGCCGGATTGGTTGAGAAAGCCTTTAGGTATTCGTTCCCCCTCTCGTGTTTTTGCAAAGCTTGGCGGACACATTGCCGAGGGCGTTGGCGTAGGTATTGAAAATAAAACACCTTCAGCCTTAAACGCTTTAAGCAATATGGGTAATAAGTTACCCGGCGCTTTACCAACTGCGCTTGCAATGGGCTTAACCGCTGGGGGTGTTAATGCTTCGCCCACTATTGTTAAGGGTGGCCAGCTTTCCGCGAGTGCGGGAAGTACTCAACAAGTGACAGTTCAACAGACCAATCATATTACGATTAATCACACTTCTGATATGACTAATCAAGAATTAAAAAATATGATTGAACGCGCTCTTTTAAAAGTTAATCAACAAGCGCAAACAGCTATAAGCGCTAGTCTATTCGATGAGCTATAGGGGCTTAATATGCAGGCGACATTAGGCGGTTTTGTATTTGACATGAGTACGGCATCTTTTGAACAGTTTAAAAGAATAACGCGTTTTAGGTGGGCGTCTAACAATCGTGTTGGTAATAGAGCATCAAAGCAAAGCCTTGGACCAGGTGAAGACATAATTCAGCTTAACGGTAGGCTTTACCCTGCTATTACAGGTGGAAGAATGAATCTCGATGCATTGCGGATTCTAGGTGATGCGGGAGTATCTTACCCTTTCATTGATGGTGAGGGTTTTATTTACGGCCTTTGGTATATTGATTCCGTTGATGAAACACGTAAACACATGCATAGAAACGGCGCACCTAAGCGAATTGATTTCAATCTTTCAATAGTTCGTTCTGATGATACTAAAATTGATCAGATTAGCGCTATTGCTCGCGCTGGTCTTAGCCTCTTATGATTTCTTCGATCCTAAAAGCAACAAGTAAACCTAATTATTCGATTGTTATTGATGGCAAGGATAAAACCGAACTGTTTCAAACTCGAATAATTAGCTTAACGCTCAGAGATGTTAAAGGTTTTGAAGCTGATCAGTTAGGTATTTTACTTGATGACCATGACGGATCGTTAACAATGCCCAAGAAAGGCGCTGTTATCAAATTGCAACTTGGTGTTGATGATGAGCTTTATGATAAAGGTTCGTATATTGTTGATGAATCTAATCATCGAGGGCCACCCGATGTTATATCTGTAACCGCACGTTCAGCAGATATGAGGGAATCGTTAAAGATTCAAAAATATAAAAGTTGGGATAATGTATCTATAGAAGATATCGTTAAAACAATTGCAAGCAATCATAAGTTGAAACACGCTGTTAGTTTATCTTTTTCCACAAAGATAATTAAACATCTAGACCAAACAAGCGAAAGCGATTTACATTTTTTAACTCGACTCGCAAAAGATCACGGCGCAATTGCGGCGTTTAAGAATGGCACAATACTTTTTTTGGTTGAGGGTGAAGGTAAAACAGCAAGCGGTATAGCTTTGGAGACTGCCACATTTACTAGAGGCGATGGAGATCAACACGATTATTCATCAGTTGAACGTACCGGGAAGTATACAGGCGTTCAAACTCAATACTATGATCAAGAGGCGGCACAACTTGAACAAGTATTAGTAGGTAAAACGGGAACAGTAAAAACACTTCGAAGGGTTTACGCTTCACACGATGAAGCCTATAACGTAGCAGATGCAGAGTTTAAGCGAGTTGGAAGAGGTGCAGCAGGATTAAGAATAACGCTTGCACTCGGACAACCAAACTTAATACCTGAACAACCGGCAACGCTCGAAGGCTGGAAAGATGAAATCATTGAACACGATTGGATAATCCTAGATGTAACACACCACCTAGGCAATGGAATAACCACCGCTATCAGCTTCGAAACCCGCTGACCTCCACACACAACCTGATCACAAAACCCGCACCTAAGCGGGTTTTTTTTCGCCTGCACAAAAAAAATACGATCTCAGTAGAAAAAATTAAAACTGCCAAGAAAAAAAAATCCTACCTACGCTGTATAGAAAGCGTGTTTTCTCTTTTGTGCAGTCTGTGCAACGATTTTTCGAGCTGTACACCGCGTGAACGCTCTATTTCACGAATCCCAAGGGTTTGCACAAGTTGAAACGGAATGCAGCAGAGAGAAAATAGGAGGCTTTGAGCGCTATTCTTGAAATGTGGTAAGCAATTGAAATCTATTGTTATTCAAGTTTTTATTTTAGAAACGACTTTTTTTAAATGAAAAACGAAGAGAGTTCAAAAACAGAAAACACTGTAATTGCAGTACTTAGGATAGATATGGAAAAAGGTAGCTTTGCAATTATGTACATGTGACACGAATGTGACACTATTCCCCAAAATAGGGCGTGTGACACTCGTGTGACACTAAAACAAAACCTATAGGGTAGCGCCTATAATCCTTTGTTTTTCAGTATGTTACGGGGATTTAATGGTGGGCCTAGAAGGACTCGAACCTTCGACCAATGGATTATGAGTGGTGTAATAACCGGGCTGTAGGCCGCATGGTTGTTGGGTTTTAGTTTTTCCAGGTATTCAAAACGCCATTGTGTGACACTTTTGGGTGTATTTTCGGGTATTTTTGAGCGGTTTTTAACCTAATTCACCTATACCTATTATATAGGTGGCAAAGCATTCGCGGCGGTGTTTTGGGAGACGGTGCGGGTGTTGAAATAGAGCATGGTTGTTTCTAACTTATCGTGATCGGCTAATTGTTGAACGGCTTTTGGATCTACGCCACGGTTCAAAAGTTCGGTGATCATGGTTGCTCTCATGCCCCAGTGGAACGGTTTGATGTTTGGTAAGCCGCATTCTTTGCAAAGGGCGCTTGCTAGTTTTGAGATATCGCCACGATCTGCATACCAGGGTTTACCCTTTCCATTGTCCAAATAATAAACTTCGCTTGCTGATCTTGCTTCTATATCTTCAGTGATAAAGGTTAATAAATCGTCGTTTATCGGTTTGTTGGGCCATTTGTTTTTCTTGTTTACCCACTCCAATTCTTTGTTATCTCGAATACGGATGATCTTTTTATCGATGTCGATATGGTCAAGCCGTAATGACCAGATTGCACCGAGTCGTAAAAGTGATGCTGTTGCTAATTTGAATGCTCTAAAAATGTTGGTCATGTGCAACCGCTCTTGGCTGCTTTCGGCATTTTCCTTTCTTTTAATAATATGATCTCGAAGAATGAACAGCTCCTCGATTGTGTAAGTCTCCATATCTTTTTTAGGGACTGAGGCAGATTTCAATTTGATGTGGCGATCCATAATTTCAGTATCGTACGCCCAATTTAAAAACGTCCCTAAGTGACGCATGTGTCTATTTTGGCTCGCGCTTGAAAGAACAGTACCGCGATTGGTGATAATGGTAGTGAGGAACTTATAAAACTTAACATTGTGTGAACGTTCGAAATCGTTTAATACATGATCACCGCAACATTGCAAATAGAGACTGATGCTTTTTGTATAATCCTGATGTGTCTTTTTTGAATTGAGTACTTCTACATCTTTCAACCAAGTACGTGAAGCCTGTTTGACTGTCTGCTTTTTCTTCTCTTTTAGGGCAAGCTTTTTCTGTTTTTCCGATTCCTGCTTTTGGCGTTTTAGTTCAGCTTGCTTTTTTGAATATAACTCAATCAGTCGTTTTATTTTTGCGTCACGGCTTAATCCTTCTATATCTTCAATTTCACAAAGTACACGACGAATACCACGCCGACCGGATTGAAAACCCAACTCAGGATCATGGGGGAACTCGCCAATCCATTTACCCCGCTCTTTATGAAAGAGTGACCTAGCCATTAGACACGGCCACCATGCCAAACAACACGGCCCACTATTTCTAACTTATCTGCACTCAATTGGTAGCTTTCATATTTCGAGTTGTCTGAAACGATTTTCACTTGGTTCTCTGGTAGAAACTGCAATCGTTTAATCATCTCGGTTGCATCAATGGAGAATTTAAAAATACCATCACCACGCTTTCGAGATTGGTCAACTAATAACATATCGCCTGGACTAATTGTAGGTATCATCGAATCCCCCTCAGCTACGCAAAAAATACACTGCTTAGGATCAACCAATAACTCATTTTTTAAATACGTTGGGTTAAGAATCACTGACTGATAATCTGATGGTAAAGGTGCTGAAGGCAAGTCATGTAATACAACAGATGAATTTACGTACTCTGAAGTCTCTTTCTCCCCACTACCAACAGCTAACCATTCGATTCTGTAACCATAGTTAGCACAAATTTCCAAAAGCGGTTCCAAGGTATGCTTATTGGTTCTTCCCCCAATATACTTATTTAATTGGGCCTCTGAAATATTTACAGACTTGAGAACATTTCGCTTCCCAACTTTTGCCACTATATATCCTAACCGACCACCTAAAGTCGCTAAGTTATATATTCCTTTTTCCATTTCACTCACTCCAAGTAGTTCCACTGAGCGTCCTCTCCATAGCAATTAGTTTTTTTTATAGACACAATAAAATATCAAATCGGTTATTTTTGTAAGTATTGATTGTTTTCGATTGACTCAAATTCAACATAGCTACATACTTACTTTTAACCCGTTTTAACATTATTAACCGTGCATACGTTAAATTAGTGTGAAGTAGGTCACTTTTAACCAATTTAATCATATTTTACCGAATAGGAGAAAAATAGATGAATAGCTCATTTAAGATCACCGAAGAAGATGAAAAATTAACCGCCACTCAGGTCGCCAATGGACTAGGTGTCAGCCGTCAGACCTTCAGAAAATATTGCGAGGCTGGAGTTGGCCCCGATCATGTGATGATTTTTGGCAAAAAACGTTATCTCGCTAGTGTGGTTAATAAATGGATAGAAGATAGCCAAACCGATAGCGCCAGCGGAGTAAACCTTTCTAAGTCCGCATCCAAGGCAGTTCCAAAATGATCAGCACCAGCACAGACATTCGATTAGCTGTGCGAACTCAACTACTCAACCAACCGAATAGAAAAATATTAAAGGTTGTTGAGATCTCAAATATTGATTTAGCAGCACTTAGCCTGCTGTGCGATCGCGCAGATTTAAAAACATTCTCTCAATTAAGTGACAACCGAGAAGAGGCTTTGAACATGCGTGATGCTGTTTACAACATTTGGGATGCATTGAAATAAAACTCTTAGGTAAGGATTGAGGGAATCATGGCCTTAGCACAATACAGCAACGAAACTGAGATA